TTCTCATATTATCTCCTGTAGGTTAGTTATGAGTAAATATATATCTGTGGACATATATTTTATTTTATTAAGTTTGTTTTACCCATTCAGTACCGTTCCATTTGTAGATATATTCAGCAATTAAAACATCGCTGTTACTATCTGTTATTGTATAAGTACTTCCTTTGTTAGTATAAATTGTTGCACCAGTATCATTAATTCCTAAAGATAAACCAGTAATATCACTGTCATTGCTTACCCTATATGCTAAATATATTTTAGTAGAAAAATAAATCATTTCTGATCCACTTAATACTGTATCAGGGCTATCAACTGGTATATTATATATTTCAGAAACAGTTAAAGCTTGAGTATCAATAACATATTGACCATTTGAATTAGCAATTATGTCAAAAAATCCATCTACTAATGCTGCAGAACCATTTGACATACCATCAAAAGCAAATTCTGGAGTTTTTATAGTAGCTACTTTATATCCTGGAAATATAGTTCCTAAAGTATTTTTAGTAGTTTCAAACCAAGAATAATCTGTTGCAGTATTTGAAAATACATCTTTATTAGCTAAAGTTACAGACCTTAAACCATAATAATCTGGTGTTTTTGAACCTAATGTTGTAATTGAAGCATTACCAACACCTGTTGTAAAATCACCTATTGTATTTCCTGTACCAATATTATTAGATACAAGTAATTGATAAGTATTATTTACATACCCATTATTAACTGCAGTAAACCTAATTTGATTAGTAACCGGTTGATCTACTTCAATATTCCAGTCAGTTATTAAACTATTAACATTACCTATTATATCTGCAATTGTATTTACAGCACCAGGTAAAGCTGGATTAAAACCAACAAAACCTTTATTATAATCAGATGAAGTACTTCCTGGTTTAGTTACTTGAACATTAGTTTTACCAGCATCATCAATATCTATTTGTGTGGTACCTAAAATTCCTTGTGTAATACTTTTTGTAATGTTTGAATCAGAAAAAGTAAAATCTAATCCAATATCATCTTGAATTGTTGTAGTATAATTAACTATTTTTGAATCACCTGAATCTATTGAAGCTGTTATATATCCGCTTAAAGAAGCATTTAATGCATCTCTAAATTCAAGAGCAGCTTGAGTAGCATTTAAATTATTACTAAATGATGTAGTGCTTCCACCAGTAAATGTGACCTTGTTAAATAAAGGCTGTCCATCCATAGTTTTTGTATATAAATCAGGAGCAGTAATATTATATGTTTCTCCTAATACCCCAGTTCTTGTAATTGAAGCATTACCAAAAACAATATTACCTGCATCCGGTCCAGTGACGGATCCATTACTTACAGTAGCAGTCCATAATTCACTAGGATTTGAATCAAATGCAATTGATCCAGTAAATGTAATTGTTTTACTTACAGTATCATATGTAGCAGTATAATTATTAGGTGATTCAGTAGTATTGTTTATTAAATCTGCTAAATTATTTCCAATATCATCAGATTGATCATCAGTTTCTAAATCAGCTGCAACATTTAATGTTATAGTTCCTGTTCCATCAGGTTCAGTTAAAGTTATATTTGTTGCAAATGAAGTCCCTGCTCCATCAGTTTCATGTTCATAATTATGAATAATATTTGTACCATCACCAGCCACATCATTAATTGAAAAAGATGTTACTTCATTTGAAGATGTACCTAAATTAACTATTATTTCATAACCTGAAAAATCAACAAGACCACTATCAGGATTTATATCATCAACATAAGCAGGTAATGAAACAGTTACACCGCTTATTCCTAATCCTAATATGCCTGATCTAATTTCAGTTAATGCATCAATGGCACCAACACCATTTGATAATGTAGCATTATGTAAATATCCTAAAGTTCCTAAATTAACTGAATATTGTGTATTTGATCCTGCACTCCATCTTGTTTCTGAACTAGGTTGAGTTGAATTATAAATATATAAGTCATCATCTAAAATAAACTCTTTACCAAACCCAACAATATCTGCTGAATCTGAATAAGTAAATTGAGATGAATAACCTCCATTATCAGTAAATATTTGTGTATTTGTAGTTGTTACTACAGCAACATTAGTACTGTCTATAATATGAATATTTTTTAAACTATTTCTTACATTAATACCAGTAATAATATCTGAGCCTGACCATGTTCCTGCGTTTGCGTAAACAGAACTGATTGCCATTTTTTAATTTCCTTTATTAGTTAAATTGTCCACCACCAGTTGCAATAGATAAAGTAAAATCTATTGAACTTGTTGCAACAACTTGTGAAGCTGAATTAGTGTAAGTAATTACATTGTTATTTGCACTAGCGCTAAAATTAGCTAAATTGTCAATTGCAGAAGCTATAGCCGTAGCCGTACCTGCAATAGTTGAAGACATAGTATCTGTTAAAGTACCATAATCTGTTAAATTTAATGTCCAAGTTTTTAATGCATCGTCAGTATTATCATAATTGCTATCTAATGTAATTGTATATGTATTTGTTGTTCCAGGCCTTGTTAAATTTATTTCTCTAACAGTTGTGCTTGTAGTAACTTTTATAGTATCATCATCTTGTATTTTAATTGATATAATACCACTAACAGTTTCAACATCTTGAAATACTTTTTCATATCTATGATAATATTTAATTTTAGTTCCATTATACCACACAATAATTTTCTCATTTGTATCTACAATGTTATTGCTAATATCTAAATTTGATATTGTATCTAATATTGCCATTATTTTATTCCTATATTAATTAAATTGTGCACCACCTAAAGCCCCTAATAATGATGGTATTAAATAAACATTCCATATTTCACCTTCAGTAACTGATGAATTATAAAGTAAAACATCATCTCCCATATTAGAAACATTAAAGTTTTGAACACCACCTGCATTTGTTCTTGCATAATATGTCCAAGCATTATTAACTAATTTAAATGAAAATAATTCAGTATTAGACATTACATATGCAGTTGAAGTACCTATAGATACAGATCTTCCAAAACCACTTGATACACCATCAGGAACTAATGAACTTAATTCTAAAATACCATTAACTTTAACACTATTAGATGAAAAATCTGCAGTTAAAAAACCAGCTGTATCCCAATCTTTAGCATTTGCAATTACTTTTCTAGATGTAGCATTTTGTATATCATCAGCTAAATTAATATGTAATAATTCTTTTTGTGTTACATTACCTCTTGTTCCTGTAAAACTTATTTCTTGTTGCTCTGTTACAGAGGTTCCTGAATTAAAGGTTGCTGGAAATGTTACAGATCCAGAACCATCAGTACCGCCAGTTCTTGTAATTGTATTAATTGTAGTTCCTGCATAACCTAATTGTTGAACAGCAGGGGTATCATTAAATGTATCTCTCATATTAGATCCAGTATTACTGTCACCGTATCTAATTTGAGTAAATCTATTTACAACTCCATAAGGATTTTTTGCATCATTTGGATCTACAATAATTCCAGAAACACCTGAAGTAATACCACCAGCACCTGGTCTAAATACACCAAAATCATAAGCATTAGAAAAAGCCCCTCTAGCAAATTGGTTTATTGGTCTTACCCAAAACACTAATGTATCTGTAAAATCTATATCAAATACTTTATGTGTAATTGTAGCACCTTCAGTAAATGGACCTGTTGATGTTCTAAATGAAATATTAAATTCTCTATCAGCAATAGCATCACTAACACTATCTCCAATATATATTTCAAATGTTTCAGTTAAACCAGTTGGTACAGTCCATTGTAATTCTACAAACGGAGTAGATGAATCTGTATCACTATTAACTGATGTTAAATCAGTAATTGTTCCAAAATTTCTAGGATTAGCTAAGTTTGTATTTGGAACTGTTTGAAATTCTGTTAATGCTTGTTCTGCATATGCTGTAGCATTATATTCTTGTGCAGTAATATAATATCCTGATACACCATCAGTATTCATTTCAGTTTCAGTAATAGAATTAATTTTAAATAATTTATTAGTAAAACCATAAGTATCATTTGTAACTGAGACTATATCTGTAACTTGTAATGCTAAAGCTCTTGTATCTGTTTTAAATGATATAATTAAATTATCTCTTGATTTTTTAACAATAACATTAGCAATTCTTTCAGCCATAATATTATTGTTTACATATTTTAATCGCATATCTTGAACTAATTCAGGCTCATTATATGATTTTTGATTATCAGCTAATTTTAAAAATACTTGATCATCTTGAAATTTTTGATCAATAGAATTAAATGAAACATTCATTTTATTTAATGTACTATTAAATCCATCATTAACTATAGTAACATCACCATACATATTATCAGGATTAAATGACATTACAGATGAGCCTGTAGCATCAGAAATAACTTGAAATTTACCTAAATGATAACCAAATATTCCTTGAGAACAAACTACTAAATCAGAAATATTTATATCTCTTGTATCATTAGTATTTAATCCACCATTTGTTGTGTATCTTTTAGCACTTACCGTAGCTCCATTTTTATCTGTATGAGAAATTAAAGTATCACAAAATGTTTTATGAGCAGCAAATGAATCTAAATCTATATCGCTATCTGATATTACATCGCCACAACCATAAAAAGTATTTGTTAAATAATCTAATAAACATTCAGCTGGATTATTTGAATATGATGTCCCAGTTGATAAAGTAGATCCTGTAAAAGTTCTAACTAATTTACCTTGAACTTCTGCACCTAATTTATTTGTTAAACCTGTTACAGATTCATCTCTATTATATTTTAATTCTACATATAAATATGCAACATTTGGCATTGTTCTATTTGCAGCATTAGTATTCCATTTAGTAGAAAACGTTTCCATAGGTGAACATCTTCCACCAGCTTTAAATTTTTTAACTATTAAATTTCCATTTAAAAAATCATCTGTATTACCATCTGGATCTGTTGCATTTGTTACATTACCATCACTATCTAATGATAGTCTAAAATTATCCCAATATATATCATCAATACTTTGAATTGGCCCCTCACATAATGAAATGATAAATGCCATTGTTTGATTATCAGAGGTTATATCTGCAAATGTAATTGATCCAAAAACCTTACCTTGTCCATAAATAACAGGAAGTTTATTATTAGGATCTGATGCAATTCTTTGTCTAATTCCAGGATCAGGGGCTGTTTCACCAACACCCGGATTTGGTACATCTGGCGCAAATAATTTATTTGCAATAAATGAAACTGCAACTGATAATGCAAATCGCGCTATCATTCCAGTAACGGTATTTGCCGTTAAAACTGTGATAACGGGAGCAGCTACTGCCATAATTAAATTTCCTTTTTATACATTGATTGAAATTCTTTATAGTTCAATTTATTAAAATTAATATTAGTTTTAGGTATAGAATAATATATTATTTCTTTTACCTCTTTATGATTTTCTTTTATAGTTTTTTCAAATGCTTTATGCATTCTGTAAAATATAGAAGAACCTCTTTTTTTAGGATGAACCCATGTTATTAAAACATGTAATTGTATTAAATATGGGTTTAATAAATTAGGAAATTTAAGACCCATTATCATTCCATTCCATTCACCATTATCTTGCGAAACAATAGAAGTTTTATCTTTAGCTACTGCTTCCATTAAACCTTTATAATATTCTGTATTATCTTCTTTAAATTGACCAAAGTCAAATTCTTTTCTGTGTTGTTCAAGTAATTTTACACCTTGCTCAACATCTTTATATTCTCCAATTCTTATCATTATATTTATTTTCTATTATTCTTCTGCTCCAAATCTTGGATTAAAAAGAACCATTGAAGCAACAAATTCCATTGATGCATCATTGGCTGTATTTTGTTTAAATGAACTATCAGATGTAAATCTACCTGATTTAGTATCTAATAAAGCCCCTACTATATTTTTACATTCAACACTTATATTAACATTACCGTTTTCAGTATTTTCTTCATCAACTGCATGTGAATTAATTATTCCTTGCCATTTTTGATAAACTTGTCCTTCAATAACACCTGTTTTATCATTCCAAAAAGCTTGATATATTGTAACTATACCACCAATAGCATTTACATTTTCTAAAACAGCTATAATAGTGTTTGGTAAACCATTTAATTGTATAGTTACTGAATTAGTTTTTACATCTTGTGTTTCTTCAACAGCAGATAAACCAATTATATTAGATCCCGGTAAATATGTATCACCATTATAAGTAATATTTGTATATCCAGTATTTAAAAATAAACTATCGTTATTATCAGAAGTAACTTGAAATTTAATTAATTGAATTGGATAAGTATTTCTTTGTCCTGCTTCAATTAATGTTGTTGAATCTATTGTTTTTACCATTATAATATCTCCTGAAAATTAAAAGTATCATAAGCATAATAATTAAATCCTGGGCCAGGAACAACTGTTACATTTGGTCTACCATTTAATAACATTTTAAATTGTACTCCGTTACCATAAGTAAATGTATTACCACTTATAATTGGATTAATTGCACCAGTCATTAATTTAAAAGTTAATAAATTACTTGAAGCATTTGCATCAGCTTTAATTTGATACACTTTTGAACTTGAACTAAATTGTATAAAATCACCGGCTTTAACAGTGCTTGAATTATCTACATTAGCTAATTGTACATCTTCTCCACTTGTATTTG